TCCTTCTGCATCAAATAGATGGACCATGGTTTGTGGGTCTAATGGTTTTAGATTAATTAGATTTCCTGAGTCATCATTTATAACCTCAGCATAGAAGTTACCACCTAGTAGCATAGTCCTCATTGCATTTTCTAGTATACTATTAAATGTATCAAAGCCATTTCCTCTAATAGTATCTAGCATCATAGTAGTTACTTCATCAGCTTCATATCCTTTTCCCACAGTCCATGTAGCTTTGGCATCTATAACAGCTGTTAATTCAGGAGTTTTCTCATCTTTGTAATATCCTAGATATTGACTCCAGTTTGGGTCAGACCATCTTCCTTTTGAAATTGTAGGACCATCTGTTATTTGACTATCTACTGAGAAGTCAGTTACTGCATTTTTAAGGTCGCTGGCAACAGCGGAGCCTATGTCTGTTTGTGGCATTTTAAAATGTATATGTTATCCTCGCACTTTGGATATCATCTGCTACTGCGGAAGTTTGAAAGTAATAAGCATATAAAGTATTATCTATTGTTGCATAAGATACTGAGCTGTCTGTAGTATCAAAAGCAGCAGTAGCCATAGTAACTATTGTTTCATTAGATATTGTAATTCTTTTTAAATACCAAGTATCATCATCATCTGCTCCATTTACTATTGCACTTGTTACGGTAACTCCATTAGGTAAATTAACAGGGCACCATCCTGTAAAAGTTCCTCCTGCAGCTTCTATTCCTGTTCCTGAAGAATATACAGGGTATTCATCTGCAGCTTTTAGAGTATAAGTTATTCTTGCTCCATAAACTATTACTGTAGCATCAATATCTAGAAGTAGCATAGAATATTGATAAGCTGTGTTATCTATTGTTGCATAGGATATTGTAGTATCTGATGAGTTCATAGTTGCAGTAGCCATTTCTGTTGAAGCTCCACTACTTAATGTTATTCTATTTAAATAACAAGCATCTATGCTCGCACTACCATATACTATAAATCCTGTTACTGTTGCTCCATGTGGTAAGAAAACAGGACCATGAAATGCCTGTCCATTTGCATCTGAAGTAAGTTTTCCATTTGCATAACTCCAAACAAATGTCTCACTCTGTGGCATAAATGCTGATGATGGAACTGATAAATAATGATTTCTTGTTATATCTCCAGGAACAAAAGTTGTTCCATGAGTGCTCCAGTCTGCTTCCATTCCATCTCCTTGCTCTCCCTGTATTCCTTGTATTCCTTGTATTCCTTGTATTCCCTGGTCTCCTTGAGGTCCATCATCTCCTTTATCTCCAGTATCTCCCTTATCACCTTTGTCTCCTTTATCACCCTGAGCTCCTTGAATACCTTTCTCAGCTAAGACATTCCAATAAGTAGCATTAGGTGGCTCTTGATTAGTATGTTCTTTAATGCAGATGTAGGAGTTACCATCTGTTGCTTGTGCTACACTATCATTTTTTAGATAAGAGTATGCACTATTCCAAGCTCCTCTCCAGGTTACTATCCCAATTCCAGGAATAAATCTTTGACCCTGCGAAGCTAGAACTTCATTATCATTAGGACTACTTTTAAATATAGAGTTAATTGCTCCAAAGCCTAACGCCATTATACATACCCCCATTATGATTATTATTATTTTCCATTTTATTTCCATAAATTTTCTAGACTTTCAAAAGACACAGCAAAGCCTTCATCCATGCTCTTTTGGTTAATATCTATTCCCATTAATTTAATTACTCCTAGAAGTCTTCCCCACTTTCCCACTCTATTATAATTATCTACTACTATATCTACTTCTTCGCCTAATATTAATTCTTCTAGCCACGACTGAGCTTCTTTTCCCCCTACCTCATCTAACTCTGGAGCTGCTGTTCCTAGAAATCTTACTGGAAAATTAAAATCTCTAAAATCAACTTCTACTTTAATGGTATCTCCATCATGGACATCAACTACTCTAGCTTTAAAATCTTCTGTGATTTGTTTGTGTGGGCTTTCAAAATAATAGATTTGCATTTGGTTATTTGTTAATTCTGGGAATTTTTTAAAATCATGTGCCATTGAAGAAGTCTACCACCTTTTTATCTCTGATTATTGATAATCCTCTTAATGCTGCATCTCTTAGAATATTAATCATATCTTCTGCCTCTATCCTTGTAGTATAGCCTGACAAATCGTAGTTAATACAATATATCGCTGCTAGGTCCTCTACTATTTCCTGAACTATTATTGCTGGACCAGAAAGAGTTATCCATTTGCTTACGTAGTCATGTCTTGAGACTGCTCTTACTACTCCTTCAGCTTGCTCTATAAAATGGTCAACTTCTGAATTAGCTCCTGCAGTCATTACCGCACTAACTCCTACTCCTGCTTTTATTAATGTTGGTCCTGATAATGCTATTGTTGCCATGTTATTTTCAATATATGTAAATATTTAAACTTTTGTCTTTTATGCAATATGCTGCTCTTTTCAATGCTTCAAAAATATGGCTATAATTTCCATAAATTCTAAACTTTCCATCTGAATAATCGCACTGCATAGACCTTAAACTATGTCTAAGGTTGGGGTCATCAAATAATTTTATATTATTATTCTCCATTAGAATTTTTAGATTAATTGCCATATCTTCTCCCAGGAGAGTTTTCTTTCTTATTTTAGTTTTTCCTCTATTGATAGTTCTTTCTATCTCCCTGGAAGCATTATTCAAGCCTACAACTTTTCTCCTAGTCTGGGGATTTTCATATAGGATATCATAGACTCCAACTCCTAGTCCTCCATCATCCAGGTATATTTTTCTATGATTAATTAATCTATCTTTATGAATAATAAGTCTAGCTGTCTCTGTTAATCTCTGAGGCTCGGGAATAGTTAAATCAAACTGAAATAATTTCTTTCTTAATACTCTATCTAGAGATACTAGAGGGCACTCATCCCCGCCCATTCTTGCTACATCTATTCCTTGGAATTTATCCCCTATTGGCTTATAATTTTTATTTGGGTTAATAGTGCAACAGGCATCTATTAAATCATCCGGAATAAATCTCTGTATTCCCCCAACAAATAGACCTAGATGTTCTTGTTGATATTGTAATTTAGTCATTCTCTCCTTTTCATCTGCTCGGAATTGGAGCATATTTGTCTTTTGAGGTTCAGGTCTTGACTCTATTACTTTATCTGGGTCTACATGGATAGGAGTAAATTGCTTAGAGTGGAATGCCCTGTAAAAATAGCCTTCTGTTCCGAATGGAGTAGATAATAGGATTATATCACCTCCAGTTGTTGCGAGCATTGGAGTTACTGCAGCCCAAACATCTTCTTTAATGAATGCTGCTTCATCTGCGTATAGTCTGTCTATTGTATATCCCCTAATACCATAGCCCGAGTCTCCTGTAGGTAGACAACGGATTATAGAGCCATTGGTTAGCCTTAATTCGTGTTTGGTAGGTCTATCCTTACCTTTTTTAATCATGTTCTTATTTGTTAGGTAGATATAGCTTAAAACTTTCTCAAATAGCAATAATGCCTGCCTTTCTACTGATGCTATTATCATTATTGATTTATTAGAATTATTGAGGGCATATTCTCCCCCATCTTCTGAGATAATAGTAGATTTCCCCATCTGCCTAGGAGAACAGATAGCCATGTTACCTTTAGTCTCCAGGACCTGCTTTTGCCATGCATCATAATTAATTTTCATTATTCTTTTTGTATTGTAACACGTTTAATAGTTCTGCATTTGATGCATTCTTTGGCTAATCCAAAGGGAGTGCAGAAGGGAAATGTCCACTTATGTTTACAAAGGTGAGGATTAGTACTATTCTCAAATGTTAGTATTAAGTCTCTTAAATAATTCTCACATAGTCCAGAGATATTTAATCCCTTATCTCTCACATTAGATATTATCCCCGCATCTATAGATAGATTAATTCTAGTTTTATTCTCGTGATATTCAGGCATACACATTCATATACACACTATTATTTAAATGTATGCATGCGTATCAATAGAATTTTATTAGTTGGTGAGGCAAGAGCATAAAAACAGCCTCCTGTATGAATTGATTTAGGAGTAATAGCATTCCAATTATGTAGTTCTATTGATTACTCTCGGACCTCGCTTTTGTGACGGAGTCATACCGCATAGAGAGATAGGTTCGTGTGATACGTACGCACGTTTGTTTCAAATTACAAGACTTAGTTATTATCTAAGTACTACGAGGTAATTAATAACAACTACTATTTAATATTTAATTACTACTAGATAATTATTTTAAAATTTTGTGAGTGAGTTCCTCCACTCTAAAATGCACCTAATCCTAATAATCGCTAATCCCATTAACAACCCAATAAACAAATAAAGAAAGAACACAACTAAACAAAGAAAACAAAACATACACTAAACTACTGCATAATGACATGTTTATAGGTCCTCTTTAATCCAAAACTGCTCTATATCTGGTGTCCTGAACTGTTCAAGTGCTATGCATTTGAAAAGCGTTTAAAGTATTTAAATGTAGGCATGGTTTAGGATTAGAGCAACATTTATAAGCAAAAAAAAACTTTATTCTTTGGCTGTTATCAATACTTTATCTAACTCAGTATCCAATATCTTTTCAATATATCCTAAACCCTCACAACTAATCAAAACCATTTCT